AATCCTGCATAAGTTGATCTATCAACTTTTGTCATCGGACTATCTGATTGAGTTGTTTGTGTTCTATTACTTCTTAATTGTCCTTCAAGAACATCCGACATTCCAAAAATACCATTAGTGGGTGTAGTAACTGCACTTGTACCATCACCACTAGCTCTAAAAAAGTCGTAATCTGATTGTCCTTCTATGAGATCAATATTAGTTTCATCTATTTCCCAATAATGAATACCTCTATTGCCCCATTCCTGAAGCATTATATTTAATGATCTTCTTGAAGTTTTTAACTGATAACCAGTTACGTTTTCAATTCCTAGTCTCTCAAAAGCTTCCTCTATTATTTCATCAATAGAAAAATCTTTATCGAACGCTGTAGTTCCCGAAGTTGTATTAGCCATTTAAACTCCTAGCCAGTGTAGCCAAGTGTAACAGACGTAGTATTAGTTATTGTTGCGTGAACACCTGTTGTAAATCTAATTCCGTTTCCTGGTATGTACATATCTAACCCTTCAGTTCCAAAGTCTGCTTCAAAAACTTTATCTCCGCTTCCGCTTGTTCCATCTCTTAAAATAAGTTTAGAAGATGCAACACCTTCACACTGAATGTAAGTTATTCTTGCAGGTCCCAAATCTGTAGATCCACCAGAAATAGTTTTAACTTGTCCGGTACTTGTTATCGTCGTAAATTTTTGATCCGATGACATATTTGTTTCTCCTTAAATTAACATGTGGGGCCTAAGCCCCACACTAAATTAACTATTACGCTTCTTTAGCAAAAGTTCCTCTAACTTGAGTAACTTGCCATGCTGTAGTTCCATCTAAAGATGCAATAACAACGAAGTCCCCTTGTTTAGAAGTGGCTTTTGTATTGATTAAGTCTTTGTCATCTGTAGATGAACCAGCATAAGTGATTCCGTCAGATGCATTAGGACTGATCGTTAGAGCGTTTGCTCCGTCAGGTGCATTGTTTGCAAACTTGAATACATAACCAACTGCGATTGCTGGTAATGTAAATACAACTCCGTCAGTTTCAGAAACAAAAGTTTTTCCTGAGTCTGCTGTTGTTACAGTGTAGTTTGAAGTTTTAGTTTCAATGTTTACACCTTCTTTTCCTTCAAGTACTGGACCTGAAAATGTAGTTTTAGCCATAATTATATCCTCCTAGTTTTCCGAACATAGTCTCTAGGCCGTCGACTATACGCGTCTATGTTCTAATTAATTGTATAGTAATTAGTTTTATATAGCAGATTTGAGTAGAGCGCAAGAGGGCCTGTAATGTGGATTGGATTTTTCCAACGATGTAGCTTTTTATTAAGTAGCTACAGAAACTTCTGGTGCAGAACCTTCTATCTTGTTTTGCAAATGCTGTTTTTTAGCTTCTGCAAGTTTTATATGGCTAATTACTTCTCTGACTTTTCTGTCAATCTTAACCATATTGAGAGTATATCTACCCTCTTTAAGATGCTCCTGCTCCCATTCGAGATCCAGACCTCTTTTCTTCGTGTAAAGGTCGTTTAGATGTTGCATCGTTTTCTCCATCGATAACCTCCTCATAGGTTATTCTGTGTATCTTGGGATCGTTCATTTCTCCAAGATAATCCCATTTTATATCTTTTTTTCCTAGTTTGTCAACTATTGCATTTTCGATATCTAATGGTGCATCGACGCTCTCTATAACAAAATCAGCATGCATTTTATATGCAAAGATTTGTACTCTAAACTTTTTTGTAGGCATTTTTCCTTTCTAATTTATCAATGTGGCGGGATTGTGTCCCGCCACAAAATTTATTGATTACGCACCTTCAACACCGAAGATACCTCTAGGGTCTGATACTCCAAATGAGTATCTTTCTCTAGCTTTGTATCTGACGTTTCCAGTATCAAAGTCACCTTCCATTGCAGTTGTCAATGGAGCTCTTGTGAACATTTTCATTCCATTTGGAATGTCTGTTAAGATATAGAACGCATCTGTATCAGTTAGGTAGTTGTTGATTCTATAACCTTGTGGAATCATACCCATTGATACGATAGCATTAATATCGTTATCAGCTGTTCCAGTTCTTCCTTGTGACTTCATCAATCTCTCAGCTGTAAATTGAAGCTCAGAAGGAATTATCATTTTAACTCCTCTTGCTGCAATTCTTAAACCTCTTTCGTCTGTCATTTGAGCGATGTCAATCATAGACTGCTCTAATGATGTTTCGTTAAGGTCTGCTTGAGTAGACAAAGTATTTTTGAAAGTACCAGCTACTGTTGGGTGAGATGTGTTAAACAAGCTAACGCCATCACCTGAATCAAAGTTATCCGTTGAAGGAAGACCTTGAATTAGAGGTTCTACCGCTTTTACTTGTTTAGCGTTACTCATAGATCTTGCTAAAGCTTTTGTGTATCTAGAAGCAAGTCTATCGTAAAGATTGTCTTCGATAGCTTCTTCTGTGATTGCAAATGCTAGAGCTACAGTCTCGTGAGTGTATCTCGCCGTAAAAGTTTCTTGTGCTTGGTCGAATGATACGCCTGCACCTTCACCTTTTACTTGTGCGTTTGCGAAACCAGATAACATAACTTCTTCTTCAAAAGCTCTGTCACTGTTCTCGTTAGTATAAATCTCAGCATGCTGATTTTCATACCTTTTGTATTCCAGGCCGAATAAAGCATTCAAACCCGGCTCTAGTTCTTTAACTAGTTGTGATCGTGATATAGCCATAGTTTATTACTCCTTATATGCCTGTCGCCAATGATCCAACAGTGTATTGGTGTAAGTTCACCTTTACAACTACTGAACAGTTAGCTGCTGTTTGATCTTTGTTTTCTGGATCTTCAGCTACTCTTACCATTCTCAATTGCTTAGCAGTTGTTGCTGCAGTTGAGATACCTAGTTGAATAGAAGATTTTCCAGTCGCTGTACTACCCGCTGCTGCAGTTGTAGCATAAGTTAAACCAATTTTTGATTTTCTTAATGCTAACGTGCCGCCTAGAGTAGCGTCTGTTGCAATGATGTATTCTTGAAACGGATCATCATTTACAAATGCAGTGATATCCTCGCTATTCGCAGGAGTTGTCGCTGCTGGGTAGAAGTTACTAAAAGTTGGTTTCTTTGTAGTAGCATCTGTATATACTACTCCATTTAAAACACCAACCATAGCAGTTCCAGCCGCTGCAGTTACAATATAACCACCAGTTGAAGTAGAAATATCTACTTTTACTGGCTCTCCGTGGAAAATAGCGTTAGTCTCACCAGCATCTATTTCGTACTTAGATTGACCTTGAATAGAAGGTGTATTACCAACTCTCATTGCCTCAACAAGTCCGAATCCCGCGCTGTTTCTATTAGCCATTGTCGTTTCTCCTTAATGTACCTGCCCTTACAGGCCTCCAGTACAGGTTATTAATTGTATCGATGATATTTAAAATTACTTTTTCGTACCACCGAAGGTTACACGAGACTGCCTCTCAACATTGATAGGCATCCTCTGGTCCTGCTCCTTCATAAGATCGTTGTTTACTGCTTCGTCACGTTCCTTATGTCTATTCGACATATACTCTTGTCTCTGCTTCGCGATCTCGACTGGTACCTTCGCAAGAAGAAGGCCACCAACCCCAACTACCCCCTTGTATTTGCCGTCTTCGACGACTGGATAATCAGATGCATTTTCGATTTCTTCAGATCTAACTAACTCGTATCCTTCTCTTAATCGTCCGGATACATTTTTAGTATCTTGAAAACCAACGCTCTCTGCTCTTATCCATCTGTACCTGAATCCGTCAGGTGCAGGGGGTGCATCTAGAGATGATGGTGGAACCCACACTTTTGGTCTTTCAGACTTTGACCGTGTTTGGTTCGCACGTGAAGTATTTTGTTCGTCTTTTTTCATGTTACGCTCCTTCCGTGTTTTTTAATTGTTTTGCGTATTCTTCGAGTGGCACTCCTAATTTTTTAGCTATTGCTA